TTTACAAACTCTGTTCTAGAAGCTGAAGGTTGATCGATAAATGTTGCGTGAGTGTATGGTAATGTTAGTACATCACCAGTTTTTTGAATATTTGTAGATACACCACTGTTATATGTTAAGCGTACTGCGTCTTCATAGAACTGAGGACGTGCTTCGCCTTTTTCTGCATCGATAGAGATGAAGTAATCAGGGTCACCTGGATTACCAATGTTGTGTCCATAGAATGGATCTACAATGAATCCGTTCTTAAATCTGTCAACGTTATTAGTGTCAAGGATTTGTAAGTCAGCAGTTTCTTTCTCAAGTAATGAAAGAGAAGTGTAGTACTCAAGGTTCTTAATACGCTGTTCTAAACGACCAATATCTCGCATTGTGTAGCGACGGTTATCGATCAATGTAGGGATAACATCCTGTGGGCCAAATGTATATGGCTTTAATGCAACTTCATAAAGAACCATTGCATCGTCTGGATCCTTTGGAGAGTTAGGTGTTAATGATGAAACACCTTTAACAACACCAAAGTTACCCTTAGCGTCTAAGTAGATCTTATCAATACGAGCTAAGTAAAAATCAAAGTCTGTACGAATGTTGTCGCCGATACGTGGAATCTCAACAAGAGAAGCACCAGTAATATTATTACCTACATCGTTAACGTATGAAGTACCGTCGTCACGTACGCGTGGACGGAAGTCTAATGTATCACGTAAAGAATATGATTCAAAGCGAGATTGATACTCAGGAATCTCGTCGTATGAAATTTGACCAGTGTATGAATCTACGGAGAAGTAATCGCCAGCACCGTGTGTGAAGTAATCAAATACAACTAATAAGCGACCAGTTGGAGCTGGTTGACCTGTTTTTAATTTAATGCGGCCAACATCATAGAAGTTATCGCGTTGACCGTTATCTAATTCATAGCGATCTGTAACGTTTTGGCTAGATGTTGTAGCGTTAGTTGATAAGCTTGTAGACATATAGACACCTCTAAGTTTAAAGATATCTGCTTTGCCTAATGTATCAAAGTTACCAGGTGTGCTGTTAGGAGATGTGATGTTTAAGTTAAAGCTGCTTACTAACGTCTTTTGTTTTTCAACTGCTTCTTGTTTATAGATTGTAGCGATTAAAACAAATGACTGTGTAGTTAAACCTAAATCGTCTAACTTAATAAGAATGTTTTTACCAATAGGTGTACCAGATAGAACAACACGTGGGCCGCCACCAGTGCCTGTATACGCAGAGTCTAAGTTAAGGATTGCACCATTATCTGTACGAACCATTAAGAAGTCGCGGCTTGCATATGGAGTAATGAACTGTTCATTAACACCAGCAGTTAATTGTACTTGGCCGTTAGATAAAGAACCAGTGTAAACACGACGTACTGAGTAGTTAGTATCAATAGTACCACCAGTGCCACGAATAGTTTTAATAACGTCATATGGCATACGAACTAATAGATCATTATTAGACGTATCTTGTAGTACAGCTGAACCTGATTCTAGAATAACGTTAGCGGTTGTTGGAGGTGTACCTGCAACGTAAACAGCTCTAACTGAAGAGAACTGTTGATTAGTATTCATCTTAATATCGAATAAGAAGAAACGATAAACAGCTGCAGAGTTACCTAGTGTACCTGAGAAGTGTTCAACTGCACGAACACGAGCAGTACCGATCTCAGATCCTGGTGCAGTTCCACCTGAAGAAACTGTAGCGCTACGTAAGCTTACTGTTGGGAAAGCTGTAACGTTAGGTGCACCGTATAAACTGTTAACGTTAATGTATGCACCTAAGTTGAATGGAATAGCAACGTTGTTGTCTGAAGCAAATTCACGAGACTTATCAACTGGAACATAGTTAGTAGCAAGAGTTTCAATCTCAAAGCCGCGAACATAGGCTTTGCCAGATTCCATACCAACTGCTAACTTAGCTTCATCGCCACCGTCAGCACTTGTGTAGATACCACGATTGTCGCCGTCTTTTAAATGTTCACGTACTTCAATATTGAATGACTTAACTGTATAGTTACCTGACTCATCGAATGTACGACGAGCTAAAGTTTCCTCAATGATTGAGTAGTCTGTTGAACGTACCTTTGAACGAACAACGCCATTCTCGACTTGCATAATCTGTACGAAGTCTTGTGTTGCAGCGCTTGGAGCTCGTTTTGTAAGTGTTAAAACGATGTTGTAGCGATGAGCACCTGGTGCAGCGTAGTTAGGTGAACCATTGGCGTTATCGTTTAATGAAGCATCTGTCTGAGATGTTACGATATTTTGATTAACTGCAAAACCAATCTTAAACGTTGGAGTTACAGAGTATTTTTCTAATACAATCGTTTGATCTTCAACAAGAACAAACATATCTGAAACGAAGTAAACACCACGAGCAACTGAAACAGCTGAGCCATAGCCTACAGTTCCACTACCACTTCTGATAGAGCACTCTCTCAGGTTTGATCCATCTGATAGCAACGTTTCACCAGCTGCAAATAATTTGGTTGTGTTATTTGTACCAGAGTTTGTATACTTAACGAATAACGTTAAAGGATCAGTCTGTGTAGCATCAGCAACTGCTACAACCTTAGCTGTAACGCCTGATGTTTGACCAGTAACGAGTGTTCCAACGAATTCATCTAGATATGTTGCAACGTCTGTGCTGTTTGGTGCAAGGTCGTTGATTTTTACAAATCCATACTCTAGGTCTAGCGTAACGCCGCCTGGAATAACCATTGCACCTTCTTCAAACATATGACGACCAAAGCGAGCAACTTGCTCGTTAATGATTGTCTGCATTTGAGTAAGTTCACGGGCCTGAACGGCAACACCTGGACGATATAAAACTCTATAGAACTTTTTATCGTCACTATAATCATCAAAATACGGATCTGAACTGTAGACCTTTAATGTCATTTTCTCTTCTTCTTTTTAAAATTACATTTCAACAACTAAACGTACGTCTTCTGTCTGGTTTGCTGCGCGATTAACTGGACTTCTATTCTCTATATAGATGACTTCACCAGAGAACTTTTTAATTTCTGGATTTGTAATTCCAGAGATAGTTGCACTAACTGCGCCTTGTGTAATACCTTCACCGTTTTGGAAAGAAGTATAACCAGTAGCATCGTTTTGGTAAATCTTAATTGATCCAGACGCTGTGCTAGCAACGAATCCTTTAGCGCCTGATGTAGAACCTACAACTTCTTGATCTCTTACAAAAGAACCACCTGTAGTTGTTCCATGTGATATAACTGTTAATGCAGACTTAGTAGTAGATGTTGCAATACTCGTTGTGCCATAGTCTAATGGATTACGAACGATTCCAAGTTGACGATAATCGTTGTCGATAATAAAGTCACCAGAACCATCAGCACCTTCTAATAGAATCTGCGCCATTACATAGAATCCACCTAGCTCAGAGATTGGATCTGAACCATGTCCACCAGCTGGAGAGATAATCGCTCTTGCAGTTGCTTGAGTTCCAGCACCGCCGCTTGATAATGTAACTGTCGCTCTGCTGTAACCAGATCCTACGTTAGTCATTGTGATTCCAGTTACAACGCCACCAGAAACTGTAGCTGTTGCTGTCGCTCCAGTACCATCGCCAGTGATAGTAACTGTAGGAGCGCTAGTGTAGCCTACACCAGGTGTTAATAATCTAATACGGTGAATCGCACCAGAAACAGCAGCTGATTGAACGTTCCATTGAATAGAACCATCATCTGAATCTAACTTTTTAACAGGAATGAATGAGTTGGTTAAGAACTTATTAACGTCATTACCACCGATTGTAAACATGAACTTCCAACGATAACCATCTCCTAATGGGCTATTAGAAATCGTTGTAGCTGTGCCAGTAGGTTTAACAACTGAAGCACCAGCACCAGCTTGAATACACTTATACACGTTAAGTTCGTCTGTTACAACGTAGTATTGTTTAGTAGAGAGCTGTGAGTCTAAATCATCATACTCTGAATATGTTGTACCAGAAATCCAGTTATAACGAGGAGCGCAGTGGCTAACTTGAGAAGCAGCGATTCTCTTAAGAGCGATCGTATTTGCCCAAGCATCATACTCGTCGAACTGACGGTCTAAAGGTGTAGGAACTGTAGAATCAGAAGGTACCCATGCCTGAGCTCTTGCCACAAACAGGTAGTAACTTGTATTTGAGTCACTAATGTCTGTGATCAGATTTCTGGCATTCTGATAACGGAATTTTGTTGTGATAATTGCTGGCATTTTAAATTAAGTCCTTTTGACTTGTTGTTTTTAATATTTATTACACAAATATGATGTCTGTCGACAATGTTAAATTAGTCTTGTCGCCTGTAGACACTTGTTCAACTGTTAAACTTCCATAGTTTGAAATAGGAGCTGTGTTAACAAACTTAGTTTGCTCAAAGTGTAAGAAAGAAGCACCTAAAGCATTATTTGTATTTACTGTTCTATCAAGCGTCATCGATGGAGTAACGCTTCTAATAGCTCCACTGATAGCAGTAATAATAATTGGTAGACGACCTTCTTGAGGATCTGAGAATCCTGGAGGAATTTGAGAGTAACGTTTAGTCGCTATTGATTGAATCAATACCTGACCAAAGAACGCAAATCCTGTTGGATGTAAAAGCTTCTTAACGGCGTCTTGCCAATAGTCAATCGTTTGACCAGTTTTAATTACATATGAGAAGTTCTGATAGTAACGACTATCTTGAATGTACTTCTTATCAGATATAAACCCATCATTATTTAGGTAGCGACCTTGTGTCTGATCCCACTTACCGTCAGACGGTTTTAATAAGTCCACCCTAGGATAATATAATTCAATTTGGTCGTTGAACAATAAGTTGAACAGCGCTTCATAAGAAGGGATAGAACCCTTTGATCGATAAATGTCATTAACTTGTTTGTATAACTTACGAGGGTTAGCTCTAATCTGCTGAGGAATAGAAGTTGCAAACTCACGCTGTAAGTACTCAATAAACTGCTCAGCCGCTTCATCAATATCGCGATTTTCGAGAAGAGTATTGATGATATGACCAGGCTGATCTTGAGAAGACTGCATCCACTCAAAATAAGTTTCAATAAAGTCTTGTAGATTACCACCATTCTGACGAATGTGTTCTGGTATAATCCCATTGAGATTATAGTAATCTTGACGTTCAGTTTGAATTGGCATATATTAACTTGCGTGGCGAGGTGTTGTTTCGTAACCAATACCGGCGATTGTTCCACCAGTTGCAATAGTATCAACTTGAGGTGTAATCGTAGATAATGTTAAGTCAATCTGTAATAATTGATTTCGCTTAGGAGCAATATCATTCGAATTAGGTTGAGCTGTAATAGTAATGTAGTTACCTTCAAAAGCTGAAGGATTAAAGTTCTCAATAACAACCATACCATTAGGTGCATCAAGATAACCAGCGTTTTGAATAGTTACTTG